AGATAATCCGATGGTTGCCAATTCGGATTGGTTGGCTGCCAGCCCCCGCCTTGAAAACTCATCCGCTTTTCGTCATTGCTACGGCCAAACAATCTTTGTAACAAACCCATTTTCTCGCCTCACTCTCATAGCGTGATTAACTCTGGATGCTTTTCGTAGTAATTGGAGCAACCTGACGCATCCTTGCCTTTGCCGAATTTGAGACTATTGACGGCCATATTCATGGAAACTACTGAATCCACCCGGCCCCGCGAACGGCCCTTGACCACCCAGTTGTTTTCCTGGTCATCGACCTTTATCGCGGCGCAACTTACTTGCCATGAGAAACAAGGATTCAGCGGATGCACCAATTCTTTTGTGATTACCATTCGTTCAACCTCTTTCGTCGCGGGCGAAAGACTCCATCCTTGTCGGACGGTTACAACGGGCAGCCCCGCGTCGATGAGATTTGAAAGTAGCATCTGCTGGCCAGCCGGATCGGCTCCGATTTCAACAACGTCCAGAATGTCGCAAATCGCCTTGATCCGCTTTTCGACCGCGCGATAGTCCACCGCGTTGCCATCCGTCGCGGTCAGGTATCCTTGTTTAACCCACAATTGATATGGTGCCCGATCCTGCTTCTGGCGTCTCAATGCTCCGGCGACGGTGTTATCCCCCGGTATGAAAATCTCCGGCCAGATATAAACCTTGCCATCTTTTTCAATGGCCGCGACAACGGCGGTCGTGTCAACGCAACTACTTAAGTCAACGCCGAGCGCCGCCTTACACCCCTTGAAATCCTCAAGTTTGAATGGCTGGCCACAGGCTTGCCATTGCTCCAATGACAACCATGCCTTAGCTGCATGGACCCACTGGTTCAACGCGAACTGGCGGAAGATGCTCATTTTCCGGGGAACCTGAAGCGCTTCGCGGTAATCCTTTTCGTACTCACTCACCGGCACCGTCACGCCCAGGTTAGGCGCGGCCAATCTCCAATTGTCGGGATTTGAAATATCCGCGTCGGCCGGTACTTCATAGATGCACGGAAGGAATGTCGGATCGGCAATCAATCCATCCCGTACCCCGCAAGCGTACTGGTGGACCTCGGCGGCGATAGATTCAGGATCATCCCCCGCAGTAGTTGTAAACAGTAATAACGGTTGGGAACGCGCTCTAGTTGAAGTCTCAAGGGCGTCAACTAACTCCGCATCGACTACGAATAGCTCATCGACCAAAACCCCGTGAAGATTGCCGCCGTGGAGCGTAGCGGAATTGGAATGCAGAACCTTGTACGTCCCACCATCGGTCAGGTGTCGGATTGACCGCGATAGAATCTCTGCGCGGGTCGATAGCTGTGGCTCAGCTTGGATCATTGCGACGGCCGCCTTGAATATTTTGGTTGCCTGCTCACTACTCCCCGCAGCAGATACTATTTCCGGTGCCGGCTCACCATCGCAGAATAGCAAATAATTAGCGATGATCGCGGCTAGTTCGGTTTTACCTTGCTTTTTAGCGATGAAAAGCAACGCCTTGCGGAAACGTCGCGTGCCGTCCGCAATGGATCGCCAGCCAAATAGGTTGCCGAGAAATGCTACCTCCCACGGTTGCAGCACCACCTTTTGGCCTGTCCATTTTGAGTTGGTGAACGTACAAATCTCGTGCGCGAAATCGACAACACGCTGCGCGGCCCAGCGGTCGAAATAAAACCCGTCCGCATTAGCCCACGGGTCGAATCCGGGGATTAAAGTGCGGCAAGCGGTTTCAATTTGGTCTGCTGTCCAGGTCATTTACTTCCAATCTCAAGGGCAAATTAAAAAAGCGTTCCTTCGTATCGACTTGCCCCGCTGGCGGCATAGTGACTTCAATCCGCGAACGCGCGGACGGATTCATGCCGAACGCCGTTTCGATGCGGGATAGTTCCTCAGATAGCCCCCGGATGATTGATGCGAACGCACTCGGCTGGATCGCCTTTACTTTTCCCTCTGCATCCTTGTACACGCTAACTTCCCCAGCCTTTTCGATCATCTGCAACGCCTGACGCCACCGTACCCATGTTGTCGCGTAACGGATGATCGCATTTCCATCGACAGCCCCGATCAACCCCATGGCGCTAAGCATCTTCACCACGCGGCGAAACTCTTTTTTGGCGTCGGCGTTCAACCACTTCGGGCATGTTGGTTTACCAATCGGGCGAGCCTCATTGGCGACAGCACGATCAGCGCGGAATGTCCCTCGTTGAAGTTTGATCGCGGTGGGTACGGGTTTTGGACCTCTGGCGCCCACGGCTATACCTCCCCCTTAACCGCAACCCACCCCGCGAAATTCATCCAGCGCCAGAAGCAATCGACCTCACAGAAACCAGCCGACTGCAATAATTGCTCATTCCATTTGGCCGTAACCGGCACGAGCACGCCTTCCAAACTCATGCGCTTGCGGGCAATGTCATCGGCGGTATATCCATTTGCGTGTTTCATCGCGTAGTAAATTTCAACCATCAAGTCATCAAGGTCGGCACACTCGCCTAGAATCTTTTCGACTAGGATGAATGCACCGCCCGGACGCAATCGCTTATAGACGGACCTGACGATTTTCTGCCGGTACTCAATGGGCGTGAATTGAAGGGTCAAGACTGAGAGTACAACCGAAGGCAATACGTTAGGCGGGAGTCCGTTCCGTAAGTCATGCTTCCAGATATTGACTACGCCGTTGTCAATCCAACCTTTGAACCGATCTTTTGCCGCCTGGATCATGGGGTCCGAAACGTCTAGCCCCATGAAACGGTTGGCCGCACCAAAGCGGTCAAGCAGCGGCGCCAGTGCTTCCCCTCGGCTACAACCAATGTCAACGATGTGCGTATTAGGCTGGACGTACCGGGCGGCAACATCCGTCACCGCGGCGCGCATGACTTCGTACTGGGGAATCGACCGCGAAAGCATGTCATCGAAAACGGCGGTAACGTCACCATCGAATTGCCACTTTGCCCCCGGCTGTACATGGTCTATTTGAGCTTGCATAAAACTCCCTCGGCGACCGCGCGGGCTACATGGAACATCATCAGCGGCGGAACTGCTCGGCCGATTCGTTCCCACTGCTGCGCATACGATCCGGTCAAGATGAAATCAGCGGGGAAACCTGATAGCCGTTTGACTTCGGCGATGGAAAATTTGCGATACTCAAACGGATGGGCTACCCCTGCGGTGTGATTCGTTCCATTTTTGACAACGATGGATGGACAGGGTGAATCGGGGTCCGGCCTGACCAATTGAAAATACTTATCCGACTTTGGCCCGCCCGGCGTTAGCTTTTCCCACTCGCGGCCGACCGCATATCCGGTCATGTCGGTTTCAACTTCAACCGGCGGCGCTTTGATCGTCTCATCGGCTAGCCATGGCAGGGCTTCGCGGATCGTATAACGGTAAGGCAATGGTTTGGGGTGGACCGGCTCAAGATTTAGATCGGACCTTACGCCGACAAATATCAACCTCGCACGAGCTTGCGGTACGCCTAGCCACTGGGCGTCTAAAACTTTGGCCGTTACCCGATACCCGCAGCCTTTTAGCGCCGCCAAGATTTGGAGGAAATAACCCTTTGAAATCCCGCACACCAACCCCGCAACATTCTCCGCAACAAATGTCCGCGGCTGAATCCCCTTGAGCAATCGGACGAATTCAAAAAACAAATCGTCAGTCCGTTGCCGAGTATCGCTATATGACCGCACCTCGCCCCAATGAGCCGACCGCTTGCCCGAAACGGAAAATGATGCGCATGGGGGCGAGCCGTCCAACAGATCCAATTCCCCCGCGCTGAGTTTGCAAGCTGCCAATACCTCGTCAGGCTGGACCTGGCGAATATCGCGGGGGTCAATGATCGTCGAGGGTGAGCAATTAGCGCGATATGTTTCCCTAGCCGCTTCAATAAATTCGTTAGCCCATGCGACTTTGAATCCCGCCATCCGGTATCCAAGACAACTCCCGCCGGCCCCTGAAAAAGTTGACGCCACGGTAAACCCGTTCCAAGGCACAGCGGCAATCTCGGCCATGGTGGGAATTGAATAAGGGGGCTTGTCGGTTGCGGTACTCATCGGGTTGCCCCCGGATTCGATAACCATTGCGACGGGTCTAGTTGTAATGGTTGCCGCTGGTAGATCGGTACGGTCAACGAATCCATGGCCGTAGCCGGGGAAGTAGCGCAGCCCAGGAATGGGTAAACCGGAGTCGCGTTGCACCCATAGCCGCATATCATTCATCCCCCGGGGCCGATGATCCTGACCATCGGTAGTGACATTTGGGACACTCGAATTGCGTTTCGATATTTTCGTCAACTACGGGAAAATCAGCAGGTGCCTCAACCGTTGCCGTCCGGTCAATCAATTCCGAAATTTCATCAAGGCTAAAACCGGCTGAAACCGCTAAGTCCGCATTCTCACATTTCAACGCGGTAAGAATTTCGACCAGAGCCTTTTCATCAAATTCAGAACTGTCAGCGCTGCGGTTATCAACAATTGAAAATGCCGTTGCCTCACTGCCAGTTAATTCGGTTTTGACAACTTGGATTTCGGTCCAGCCAAGCGCCTTTGCGGCTTCAAGTGTTCCATTTCCCGCGCGGACAATCCCGTTAGCATCCACGACGATTGGTTTCTGTTGGCCGAACCGCGCCAAGCTACCTTTGATAGTTTCGAGATTCCGTTCTGGGTGGACGCGGACGTTACTCGGATCGCTTGAAACTGAATCAATTGGAACGGTTTCAATTACCATCTGGTACTCCTACGAAGGCCATTGCTAGCAACGACTCCGGCTTCCCCGCTGTTTGTTTGTCCCGCCCGATTCAACCTACCCACCTACCCCCGAAAACCTGACCGAATAAAAGGAAGGCGGCGGGACGGTGTCCCGACTGCTAATTTTGTAGCTTTTTCAGCCCCCTATGGGGGCCAATATAGTAGCGGTCGCGCCAATTTATGGGCACATTCTCCTACGCTTGCCACGCGGCTTGCCGTATCGCACGGGCTGCCACGCTACCCATAGCTCGTCAACGTGATTCATGGTCCACGCGGCATCAACATTCTCACTACGCGGGATGCCGGTAAGGTCCATATCCATCACGATCCCCTCGGCGTAGCTCACAAGCAGCACCCGCTCGGTGGGCGCCAGCCCCCGCAGCATCCGAAGTTTCAATCGCCTGGCCTTGTCAAACGTCAAAAGCGGCAGCGGCATATCATCGACCGGCAACCATGCCCATGACCGTTGCTTTAGTAGGTTGAAGATCGTCTTCGGACAAACATCAAGCGCCAGCGCGATGCTGCTCTTAGTGAAATAACGAGATAGAGCACGAGCCGCTTTGACTTGTGAGACTGATAGTTTTGCCGCGCTGCGCGGTTTGAGTAGATCAATCATTGTTCGCCCCCGCGTCCGCGTAAACGGCTTCAATCCTGCCTGTACGGGTCTCTGCGAGAAGTTCTGCATTGCCTTCATTTGGTACAACGCAACCAGCCGGGTCAGTCACATAGACCATCGCCCACCCTTGTTCAACATCGAACGCAAAGCAAAATGGAAGCTCTGTACCGTCACAGGATACCCGAATTGGCTTGGGCGGCATGGCATCCCGAACATCACCGCGCAGTAAATATGGGTCAGTGTTATTCATTCGTCACCCCGCGGCGTCCACGCCAGCCATAGCTTTGCCTCAACCATGTCCCTTTCCCCCGCGCTGGTACTGGATGCGAGGCGCTTGGCGTAGGCGGTTTGATCGGCTTTGCGGCTATGAACCATGTTTCGCAGGCTCCGCAATCGGAGCTTCATCGCCTGTTCGATTGTGAGCGCGGGTAGATCGCCGACAATAAGCGGATCGCAATCGAGCTTCATTGATCGAATAGACGCGGGCGGAAAGGAATAAATCGGCCCGATGGTTTGCGGCGACAAACCGCACCTATATAGCGCGATTATATGTCGAACTGTATCGGTTGAGATTGTAAGCGGATGGACGCGGTTGGCCCCGGACGGCAATTCGTTGACCCCCGTTGCTTTTAGATTCCCGGTCAAGAGCGCGTGACAAGCGGTACATGAGGATCGGAAGTTATCCGGGTCCAAGCGTGCGCCGCCTTGCGTTAAAGGAATTCGATGGTCAACCAAATTCGCGGCCAAAGTACAATCACTTGATCGGACCTCACATATAGGATGCTCTGCAAGGTATGCTTTGCGAGCCTTTTTCCAATCATGGCCGTAGCCGCGTTCGGTTGCGCTACCCCGCGACTCATCGTATGATGGAGCGCTGACAAGCGGTTGATGGGCTGGTGGCGAATACGGCATAAATTATCCCGCTATCCCCGTAACGCGAACGTGCTGTGGAACTGGACTACCGGACGGGGCCATGAAATAAAACAGGTACGAATAAACCGCTGGAAGCCACTGCGGATCGCCGGGTCCGGGTAACGCAAAACTCTGTGCCCCGCTTGGCGGAATTGGACAATCCTCCTGACTTAGACCCGTCGCATATTCCATTTCACGGAAAGGCAAAAGCTGTCCGGGCTCTACCCCCGCTGCCGCGCGATACCAAAGCTCGCAAACTAGCGGCACCGCCCCATCCGACGATGCTTGAAAACTCATACTTTTAACGCAGCCGCTTGGAAGGATTTCGAGTCCAGGCACCGTTGTAAATTGACCGACTACAGGAATTATTGCTTGGACGCCTGTATCGAATTGATTGCTCATGGTTGACCTCAATTGAAAACAGCGGCCGGTGGCCAATGAACGAAAACCGCCGGCCGCGCTTCCTTGGAGGAGAAGTTATAAATTCATCGACATTTATGGAACGATCTTTAGTAAAATGGAAGAATGATTCTAATGTTCTCAACTAATCACCTAATCACCTAGTCACCTAATCACCTAATCAACTAATCACCTAATTAACTATGTAAGCTATCAACTCATCTAAACTATCAATCAACGACAACTCCACGAATTCAATAGATGCACATTCGGCGCAGATTATTCGCGTAATTACCAATCTTGCCAATATCCATGGGGGGTTTCTAAAGTAACTCGGTCGGAGCTATATTCCGCAATCTATACAACAATCTGGATGAACGCTAAAGATTGCCCCGGCCAATGTCCGAACAATTCAATATGCTGTTCCTGCGGCATTTTGGCCCGGAGAAATGACGAATCAATTTACGCCTTCTCCGGGCGGATCGAGGCCCCATCGCAGGAACGATGGGGCTTTTTGTTTTTCCCCACCGGAGGAGTCATGTCAAATCCAACCCAAAGTTTCGCCGCCCAACACGCGGGTCTAGCGGTCGGTTTTCGCGCCGTTCCGAGGTGGCTATTCAAAACGCCATTCTGGAAACGCCTGAATGCCGCCCACCGTGGGATACTGCTGCATCTTTATTGCATGATCGCATCGGAGGCCGGTACTCAAAAAGGAACCGGAATTGAATATCAGCGCGGTCAGTGGCCAATCTCCTATGACAAACTCGCGGCGGCCAGTGGAGCATCCGAGAAGCAAGTGCGAACGGCAATCGAACATGCCGTCGCCGCGAGGGTCATCGGGCACACGGTAATCGCAAAAAAGATGCCTACCCGGACACTTCACTTATCACTGTTTACTTGGCTTGACTTCGATAGTTATGACGATCAGCGAAGGCTAGGGGGCATTCCACTGGGCAGTTCACTGGGCAGTTCACTGGGCAGTTCACTGGGCGGTTCACTGGGCATTCCACAGGGCACAGTAATACACAATGGGAGTACCCAACTATGTAATATACCATCAGAGAACACAAGTAGGAATACCCGAAGGGAAGACTTAACGGTGGCTGCGCCCCCGTTGTTGCCCCTGCCGGGGGCTGGCGCTTCCGCGGGAGAAAATGACCTAGATGAAGAAGGAGAAGAAGTTGATGAAGATGCGGGTCAAGTAGCTACTTGTTCCGCGGAAAGACAATCATTTGATCCAATCAACGGTCTTACCCCTAAAGACATGGTTAGAATCTTAACGTCCCATGAATCCGTCCGTGATTGGTTGCTTTACGGGATGTCCGGCGTACTTGAGGCAGATGAAGAAAAGAGAAAACAGCTACCGCCGACGATATGGAACTGGCGCGTGCATGTGATTGATTTTCAATCCAAAATTGCCACCGAAGAAGGATTGGGGCTTAAAAACTGGGGTGTGCAACAATTCGTTGGCTTCTACTGGTACCGCGTTTCGTTTTGGCGGAATGAGCGGGGGATTGCCCAAACGCTTCCAGATTTCGGCAAACTATGCGGAATCGTCAAAAACCTCATGCAGCAGCATACGCTCTGGCAGATGTACCTCATGCTCAACAACATCACCCAGCATTTTGACATACTCTGCTGCATGGTCGGAAACGCCGGTCAGGTTATGTGGCTAGATGACACGACCCTATGCAATAGCCTCATCCGCGGTGCTCTTAGTAAATATTTAGATGGAAATCATCAACAGCAAGTGCGGTATTACGAGATGCACGCGGAAGGACTTCAACAGCGAATACAACGCTACCAAAGGTGATATGCGGAATTGACGAATTCAGCCCCGCGAAACGCGGTAGGAGCGATTCTACGAGATTGAAGAAAATAGACCGGCAACCCCCCGTCGCGGGGGCGGATCATTAAACCGCGAATAGAATAGCCCGGTTGCAAGGCAGTTTACCAATGGAGGTTCAAATGGATTCCCCGGAAGTCTTGCAGGCAATGAAAACGATTGACAAGCTCGCCAAGCGTTATCCCGAAAAAGACGTACAAATGGCGATGTACTTGGCGGCGATGGCGATTAAAAGCGGAGTACCGTTGAGGTGGCTAGGACGATTCCCGATTCCCCCCGATGATCGCGGGGTAAGTCCCTGACCGGGGAAATATCGTTGTACCGATGGTGGGCGCCAGCATGAGGGACGGCGTAACGGACAATTTATTTTTGTTCAAGGGGCGACTGTTCATCAGCTATATTCTGCGCTTCTTTGAGACTCACGATCATGTTCTTAACGACTCGCTTTGTCGCGGGATTAACTACCTCATAGCTCATCCCCTTCTTGGGTTTCCCGTTTTTGGTTCTTCCCGCCATCTTGATCTCCTCAGTCACCAAATTAATATCGTAACCGTTGCGATTCTCAATCAATTTCCGACTCTTCTTGTTTGCCATTGATGCCTCATTGCTAAGATGTAATGCCACCTTGTAGCCGTTCGGGGTTGAATTGTCAAAACAATCCGCGTCTTGCAGCGCCGGTAGAATGAACTGGGGTCAAAGTCCGATGGTTCGCTTTAACCTTGAGGGGCTAGCCGGGCGTGATTCGATTTTGATGGTAGGAGGTGGTTTAGGCTCACGGCGTTTGCGGGGTTGTTTATCTTTCGATCCAAACGGACGGCCCTTTGGATGATAATATTTCACGACGGAATTGTAGTTGATAAGTAAGACTCGGCCAATTCTAGTTGCTTTGATGTGGCCTTGCCGGACGAGCGCCGATATGTGCTGACGAGTCACATTCAAGAATTCTGCCGCTTGTTGGGTACTGATATATTTGCTACTCATAACTATACATTACTCATGTAAGGTGATTTAGCTAAAACAGATTACATGAGTAATGTATTATTGGCGGTTTGTCAATGACCCCGCTTACCCTTGGCGGTTGGAGCATAGAAAACGTCACGGATGGCCTTGCAGGCCGGGGCGACGAATTGAGGTTGACGCCTTAGGTAATGGTCAGATGCCCCGGGGAGCCGATGGCCAGCCAAGACGCGGGCTTGATCCAAGCTGACGGTGCAGGCGATTGAAAAGGCGGCGTCACGGATCATCCCGAACGTGATTTCAGCCCCCAGCCCTACCGCCTCCCGATATTTGCGCCATGAGTCCAAGCATGACCAGACGGTATAGGATCGGACGCAGGTATTGAAGATGTAATCCCCGCGACGGGGAATCGCTTTGATGGCCTTGAGGGTTTCCGGCCAGAGACACGCCACGCGGCTGACCGATGTTTTTGGTCGGCGTGTCACAAGCTCCCCTGTTTCAAAGTTGATTTCATCCCACTTGAGGGCGGCGACTTCACCCCCATACGCCGCCATGTTCAACGCGGTTAAGAGCATCGCCGCAAAGGTATCATCCCCCGCCTCTACCGCCGCCTTGTGAATCTTCCAAAACTCAACGGGCTTGATCGGGTGGGGGTCAAGCGGGGTATGGTTTTTGACTTCCAACATCGCCGTTATGTCCAAAGCCCTCCGGCAGTCCTCGATACCGCACCCCCGCTTGATCGCGTAGGCAAGGATCGTCCGGACCTTGCGGTAACGATGTAGGATTGATTTTGGGGATAACCCGGACCGCGTGATTTTCTTTTCGTAGGCCCCTACATGCTCGTGCGTTAATTCCCCGATGGTTGCGATGCCAACGGCTCTAGTGAATTCGTTCCAGAATAACCGGCTTCGGCCCGTCTCGTTGACGCTAAGCCCCGGTTTGTTCGCGTATAGCTCCCCAAGCTCTTTTAGCGTGACCGATGCGGCGGGCCGGACAAAATCACGATACCAACCGATTTTCTCCAAGCCGACCCGCTCGGCCACCCATTTCGGTTCGGTCAGCAACTTTGCCCGCAGGTAGGCCCATTGAGCGGGCGATAGCGTTTCATCCGTCACGACGAAAGTGCCATCGTTTGCCGCCGGCGCTCCAACCTGTGCTTTGATCGTTCCACCGGCTGCACGAGCGCGGGTCATAACATCGTTGAACGCATCGCCAAACGTCCCATGGGCCTTTGCTTGGCCGATGTTCGATTGCTCATTTTGTTCCGCCTGAATCTCCCGGAAACGGGCGACGGCTAGTCTCTCATCCGGTTCGGTGTACTTCGTCGCATCGGGTCCGGATACTTTCCACCGGCCGTCCGCGAGCCGCGCTAGCCCGTCGATTTTCTCACCCCAACTTGTTCGATAATACGCCGTTGGACGGCCCTTTTTTGCGATGGATTTTGTCATGGATTCTAGGATATGGTGGACGGATCATTTCGTCCACCATTTCGTCCACTAATTCATATTTCTTTGGAAACTTGGCCATGTTTGAGGGGGTTCGACTCCCCTTAGGGGTATGGAAAAGTCCGGTTTTTTTGCCGGGCTTTTTTTATGCGCTGAAACAATTTCGTGGATATCGCTTGTGGGAAGGCCGTGTGCCCATTTTGCGACATCTCTAGCCTGCTTTGCGTCAAATCCGCCTTTCCAACTTATTGACCACGTAGCTGTCGTCTTATTATAATGCCCTCTCCTCGCACCGGGCTGATCTTGCCTTGCCCATAGCGATCCTTGGACGGGAGAAAGCATGCGAGAACGAGGGCAAACCTCCGCGTCGTTTTGGTCTGCATTTGCAAGCTGGAAACGGACATTCATGGCGGGGCAAATGCTCGCCGCGGGCCTGCTGTTTTGCGCGCTTGCTGCAACTCGATCTTTTGCGTCCAACCTGGTCCCCGGCGACATCCTGGTCAACAACCTCTCGACCAGCAACGTGCAGGAGTACGAGCCCGACGGAACCCTCGTCCATACTTTCAAAGGCACGGGCACGCTCTTCGAGGGGGCATCGCTGACGCCGACTGGAGATCTCGTCACGACCTACCGCTCGCCGTCGCCGGGTGGGGTGGACGTGTTCAATTCCGCCGGCACCCAGATTCTGACGTTCACCACGCCCCAGATGGCCAGCAATCAGGCGGATGTCAGCGTATTTCCCGACGGCGTTTTTGCGGTCAACAACCAGAATCCCGCGGGCTACGCGCTGGACGAATACTCCTCCACGGGAACATTCATCCGAGGGATCACGTTGCCGGACACGGGCTATCCCGCGGGGACCTACGTCGCCCCGAATGGAACGCTCTGGGTCGTCGAGACCGCAGGCCCCATCATGAACATGGAGGAAAACGGCACGCTCCTAACGACGATCGATCCCGATTTCAGCGGCGGCGTCTCGCTGGTCGTCAACCCGAGCGACAACTCGATCTACCTGACCGATTATATCAATGATCTCGTCCACCATTTTTCCTCCACCGGCACTGTGCTTGGCCAATTCAGCACCAGCATTTCCGGGCCGGAAGGGATCGGCATCGCCTCCGACGGCACACTTTACATCGACGGGGACAGCGACCTCGTGGACCATTACTCCGATTCCGGAACGCTTCTCGGGGCGATCACCCTATCCAATCCCGGCACGCCCCTGTATCTCTCGGTCATCCCCCTGCCGGAGCCGACGTTCCTCGCCCTTGGGACGATCGTTTCCCTTGGCCTGCTGGCTCGCCCGCGCATAATAAGGGCACAACGCCAATCGCCTTCGGCACTCTGACGGTCTGAACTCTGAAGGGGCCCCGCGTTTGCTTCGGCTTCACGGCAGCGGCAAATTCTTGAATTCAAAGGGAACCCTCATCGTGTGGGACTTCGAGGGTAGCTCGATCACCCATTTGGCCGGGTCGCCAACGGGCGCGTCTTCGCCGACGTTGCGAATATAGTTGACGGTGTATCTGTTCCAGGCGCTGCCGCCGCCGACATATCTGAATTCACGGCCCTTGTCGTCCAGGAGTCGCTCGTGGTTTTGCAGAAGGAGCCAGACGGTTTCACCGCCTAGAGCGTTGCCGTCGAGGGACACGCTCAGTTGATAGTTCGGCTCGGCCATTTTTTTCAGGGAATAGAAAGTAACGGTGATGTTGCCGATCGTTTTCGAGGTCTGGGCGGCTTGCAGGGGTTTGTCGATGGTCAGGGAATCCATTTTGTCGGCCACGCGAAGCTGGAGGCTGCCCTTGAGACGGGCGATCTTCTTGCCGGGGTTGTTCGGATATTTCAGCGGCACGTCGCAGTCAAAGAGGAGCGAGTGTGGCGGGCTGCTGCCGACGAAGGGCATGCGGCCGTTCACGTTCTGGGTCATCGAATTCCCGGCGTCGTCGACGGCCTGGTCGGTCCTGGCAGTGGAGTTGTAGCTCTGCACGCGCAGGGCGGGATCGACGTAAACCCTCAATTGCACGTTGCAGAAGTTGGTCGCGCTTCCCGCCTGGGAGTAGCTCACGCTCTGCTGGCGGCTGAAGGAGAGCGCCTGGATAACGAATCCATCGGCTTCGTATACAGGGAGTTTCGGCATGTCGCCCGCCGGCATTTGGCCGGTGGAGAAAAGCATGATGTGGCGGGTGAGATCGTTGCTGTAATTTTGTTGGATCGAGAGATTCCACAAGCCGCAAGCCTCCCACACGGCCGACCAGAACGGGCGGTCGGTGAAGTCCACGTCCTTGGGAATCTGCAAGGAATCCTGGTCCCAGATGTTGCCGTTGGTCGTGAACTTGACGTCCGCCTGCCGGGTGAGTTCATCGAAAACATCTTGTGCCACGGCTTGTTTGAGATGGAGATTGATTAGCGTCACGCCGGGCCGGGTCGTCGGCGCATTTTTCGAGGTCTGCGCCAATGCCTGGCCGACGGCAGTTGACATGGAGATCAACACGCCCAATACCAAAAATTTCGTCTTCACGAAGTCCCGATCCTTTCCGCCTGAAGAGCGTTTGTGATGGAATGAAACCTTCTGACGCCGGTCACAGCGGCTTGTAAATCGTAAATCCCTGCGCTCCGTGGCGATTGGAATGCGGGTACTCGACGATTCCGCGCGGCTCCCGGACGCCGGCAGCTTCGGCCTCATTTTGCACCAAATGCTTGGCGCAGATATATGGACAGGTTTCATCCTGTTGGAAAAGAATCGAACCATCATGGTAAACATCGTAGAGAATCACTTCCGCGGTAGCATCGCTCTGGCATCCCGCGACGGCGCATTTGGGCATGAACTCTCCTTTGGCAATTGACTTGCGCGGGTCATTCTAACAAATATTCGCCGGAAAAGACCCGTTGACTGATCGGCCGGGGGCAGGGGATAATGCGGGGCATGATTCGCATATTGGCATTCCTGGCGGCATTGTTGCTTTGCACGACGTTCGCTTCGGCCCAATATTGGGACAACTCGCTCTCGGTGGGCTATTCCCATTTCTTCCCGGAGAGAAGCGGGGGATTGTTCTTCAGCAAGGATGGGGCTTATCTGGATGGGGACTTCGCCTGGCGGATTCCGCAGGTGGTTGTGCCGACGTTCGTCGGCCTGGGCGTGACGGCGTCGGGGTATTGGGACAGCGAGAAT